GGACGATCACCCGGCAGCCCGGCCTGACCACAACCCAGCTGCGGGCGCTGGTCCGCGACGCTGTCACCCCCGGGTCGGTGCTGCTGCGGAAAACGGCGCGGCGCCTCGGCTACCACGGATCATCCGTGCTGAATCATGCGCTGCTGGCCGTCGCGAAACACGGCGGCGCCGCCACCAACAAAACGTGGCGGGCCGTCCTGGACGACCGGACACGGGACACGCATTGGGTCGCCGACGGGCAGACCGTCCCCCTGGATGCGGACTTCACCGTCGGCGGGGTGGCGTTGGCGTTCCCCGGCGATCCCCGCGCCCCCTCCCGGGAACGCGTCAACTGCCGCTGCCGTCTGGTAGTTGTCGGCGCATCCGAGGAGCCTAGACTGCCCCATGTTCCGGCCGCGGAGGCGCGTAAACGCGCGCAACGCGGCGTGACGCGCGATACCCCGATCGCCGCCTCGGTAGGAGGAGCAGACGACATGACCGCACCAGCCGACCAGGCCGCACCCGAAACCGCCGCCGAGGACACAGCGCAGGAGCCGCAGGAGGTGCCGCACGGTGAGGAGGTCGTCGGCGGCGAAATGTATCGCACCTTCACCGGCGCGGCGATCGCGTTCATCGGCACCCCCACCACCGACCGACGGCTCCTCGCCAAGAACATCACCCTGTCCTACCGGTCGATGCCGCTGCCGCTGATGTGGATGCGGCATACCGGTGAGGGCGGGCACGTGGATGCGTTCACAGTCGGGGTGATCGAGGCCGCCCACCACGACGACGGGGAACGCGTCGTCGCCTCCGGGTATCTGCTGAACACGCCGGAAGCTGATGAGGCGGCCACCCAGCTGGCGCACGGCGTCACCCGCCCCTCAGTGGATTTGGGTGGCGTCGAATGGATACTGACCGACAAAGACGGCAACGAAATCACAGATGAAGTGTGGTGGGGGCTGCCGTTGAACGCGAAGATATACCACACGTTCACGGCGGGGGAACTGATGGGCGTGACGCTGGTGCAAACCCCGGCGTTCGGCGACACGAAACTGGTCCTCAACGACGAGATGGAAGCCCGCGACCCGGCGGCGGTGGACACCCTCGTCGCCTCCGTCATCGACCGGTACAGCCCGCCCGTCTACCCGGCCGCCTATTTCGCCGATCCGCAACTTGCGGAGCCGACGCTGCCGATGATGCTCGGCGACGGCCGCATTGTCGGGCACATCGCCTGCTGGGGGCAATGCCACCGCAGCATCCAAACCGAATGTGTGCAGGCCCCGCGCAGCCCTTCCGGCTACGCCAACTTCCACACCTCCCCACCGGTCCGGTTGGATGACGGCACCCGGCTTCCGGTCGGGCGGCTCACCGTGGGCACCGGGCACGCCGCTGCGCCGCTGCCCGGGCCGGCCGCCGCCGCGCATTACGACAACACCGGCGCCTGCTACGCGCTGGTGAGGGTCGGGGAAGACGCGCACGGCATCTGGTTCTCCGGGGTGCCCGCGCCCGGCGCCACCCCGGAAACCATCACCCAAGGATTAGCCGCCCCGCTGTCGGGGGATTGGCGCGACTTCGGGCAGGGCCTCGACCTGATCGCGGCGCTCGCCGTGAACACCCCCGGGTTCGCGGCCCGCGGCCGGGACGACCAGTACGGTCAGCCGGCCGTGCTGGTGGCGGCGCTCGGGCCGGGTCCCGGCTGGGTTACCGACCCCACCCTGACCCGCGACGACATCAAGGCCGCCGTCACCGAAGCCCTCGACGAGCATCGGTTCACCGCCGAACGGGACGCGCTGCTCATCCAGGCGTCCGCGGTAACCCGCCCGAAAACACCCGCCGAGGAAATCGACGAACTACTCGCAGTCGCGGCGGCGCACCATCTGTAACTGTTCGAAGAACCGGACGGTCACCGCCGGTGGGGAGCTGGCCGGCTACTACGTGGTGCGCCCCGACGGCGGCCGCACCCCCGAAACCGGGCTGTTCCTGTCGCCGATGGAGGCCCGCGCCGTCATCCGGGCCGCCGGCGGCGGAACCATGCACGTGGTCAAAAACGTGCGCCGCCGCTAGGGTGACATCCGCTGAAACGGGCGGTGCACGCGTGGAGTCTAATGTCGCCGCACAGAGGAAGTCTCCGCCTGGCTACGTGTCGGGGGACAGCCCCGTTAGTTAATCGCACCGTGACAACAAGGAGCCGGTCGTGACTTTCACGCTGCCCGAGGAACTTCCCGCCACCGTCGCCGAGCTCGACACCCTCCTGGACAATGCGCGGGCATCGATCAACGTCATTCAGGCTCGCCGCGCCGCCGGGGAGGATTTGACCCGCGACGACGTCGCCGCGCTGCGCGGACTGCTGGAAGCGGTCGACGTGCTGACCGCGGCCCGGGCCGAGGTGGCCGCCGCCGACATCGCGCACGCCTCCGAGGTTAATGCTCTGTTGGATAGGGCGGCCGCCGCTACCGAGACTGCTGCTCCGGCCGAGGAGATGCCCCCCGACGAGCCGGTCCCCGACGCGGAGCCGGAGCCGGTCGCCGAGGCGCCGCCGCTACCGGCCGACCCGGAACCGGTCGAGCCGGTAGCAGAACCGGAACAGGCCGAGCCGGTCGCCGCCGCCACCGCACCGGTGACGTTCGCCGACGTCGGCGCCTACACCCCGCCCGACACTGCGGCCGAACCCGGCTGGGAAATGGACCCGTCCTGCCCCGGCTACCGGCCCGGAATGGGTCGGGTCGGGTTCGCCGAACTAGGCGCCGCGATCGACTCGGTGATGCCTGGCTCCCGTAGCCGCAACAGGCCGAACAAGCCGTCATCGGCCGTCGGCTACGCCGCGCAGGTGGTGGCCCGGCTGCCCCGCGAATGCGACATCGTCGGCGACTCGCACGCCCTGGTGGCGGCCATCCGGACCGCCACCGACGAGCGGCGGCTACCCGGCGGGTCGCTGATCCGGTCGCTGACCGCGGCCGCCGCCGACCCGACCGCTCAGGTCGGCGGCTGGTGCGCCCCGTCCGAGCAGCTGTACACGTTCTGCGACGTCCCCAACGCCGCCGACCTGGTCAGCCTGCCCGAGATCACCATCAACCGCGGCGGTATCCGATGGCCGATCGAGCCGGACCTGTCGCAAATCTTTGAAGACTTCGAATGGTTCTTCACCGAAACCCAGCTGGAAGCCATCGGGTCGGGCGGTGAGGCGGTCGCGCAGAAAACCTGTGTCTCCATCCCATGCCCCGACGAATTCGAGGAAATCCGGCTGTCCGCCGTCGGATACTGTGTGGAGGCCGGGATTCTGCAAACCCAGGGCTGGCCGGAACTGATCACCTGGTTCATGCAGTCCCTGACGCAGGAGCATCTGCGGGCGTTGAGCCGACGCACCATCCTCGACATGGTGGCCGGGTCGACCGCGAAAGTCATCGATCCCGACACCCAGATCGGGACGGCGTCCTCGCTGCTGAACTCCCTGGCTTTGCAGGCCACCAACCTGCGGCTCAACCGCGGGCTGGCCCGCAACGCCACCATCGAGGGGATCGCCCCGTCGTGGCTGGCCGAGGTGATGCGCGCCGACCTGGCCATGCAGGAAGACGTCGCACTGAAAGACGTCACCGACGGCATGGTCCTCGGCTGGTTCGGGTCACGCAACATCGCGCTGCAACTGGTCGGGGACTGGCAGACCCGCGGCTCGGGTGAGCCCGGCAATCTGGGCACGCTGGCCTGGCCGGCGTCGGTGGATGTGCTGCTGTACCCGGCGGGCACATGGTTCCGCTCCATGTCCAACGTGATCGAGCTGGGAGTCATGTACCCGAAGGAACAACTGCAGGTCAACCGCTACACCCGCTTCTTTACCGAAGATGCGCTGGCCGTCGGCAAGAGATGCAACCAGTCCCTCGTGGTCACGGTGCCTATTTGCGTGTCCGGCGCGGTCGGTGACCGCCAGTCCGTGGTGTGCGCTGCCGGATCGTAAATGACGCGATTCCGCGGCGCGGGCCGGGGTTGTGGCGACACCCCGGCCCAACACCGAGGTGAGAAGGGCGGGTAGTTAGCGATGACCATGCCTGTGCTGGCGCCGCTGGAATTTTATCCGCCGCCGGTTAATCCGGCGCCGGGAGGATTGTTTCCGGCGGTGATCTGGTCAGAGGAGCCCGGCCCGGCCCGGTTTTTGGCTGACGGTGTGCGTATCCGACCGATCAATTACGGCGGCGAACACGCCGTCGGCATCTGGACGGAGCCCTGGTGTCAGGAACCCGGCTCACCCGCGTCCGGTGGGAGTCAGCTGAAATTCGGTTCTCCT